AATATTACTATCTAGACGATCGTAGCGTTAATAGATCACAGTGGCAATGGCGTCCTTCTGGAAAAATTTATTCTAGAATGAAATACGATCAAGGTGATATGCCTGAATTATATACTCGTGAAGAGGTTAATGCTAAGGTAGGAGGCGTTGCTTTTCATCCATGGGAAGTGGATAAGTATAAGGCAAAGGTGGTAGTTAGTGAAACAAAGGAAAGTTTGTTTTCACATCCCCAAGCTACTAGTAAGGTTTTGGAGTTTGATGATATCACTCCAGAGGAGAAAAAATATTTCGCCGATAGTCCTGAAGAGAGCAAGAAGGAGCTTAAACACGGCTCCTCGTTGTTACCTGTTGAAACTACTAAACAGGTTGCTGTAAAGCAAGTTGCGAAAGCGATAAACAACAAGGTTACGGTACCACAGAAAAAGCCGGTAGTGAAGTTGGTGAGCCAATCTCCAAAGAGTTCAAAAGCTCAGAAGAGAAAAGCAAAGAAATTGAGGAAGAAAATGAGATCAAAGGATTTACCTATCAAGGTAGATCAAAAGGTTTCAATATCGGCCCTAGTGTCTACATCGACGACCCAAGAATCCCTTGGCAAGCCCCCACAGAGTTTGCCGATCCGAGGACCGCTGCAAGATCAGAAAAGATTAGTTTTAAGCAGCTTGCCACAAGGGTTAATGCTCGATCTATAAGATTGAGCGCGGCAGAACAAGCACAACTATTTAGACAAGTTGAACAAATATACGAAAAATGTTGTTGGGATTACGAAAGTGACCCAACGTCACGCTCGAATATAATTCGTGTGATAACCACAGAAGTTGATGGGACTAAACATCCCGGACATCCGTTTGGTTTGACATACACAAATAATAGAGCAGTGATTGAAGCATTTGGTATTGAAGCTCTGGTCGATTTAGTTGAGGCTAGATTTGCTGAACTCTTAGTTGGCCCAGTTGGAGACTACATTAGAATTTTTATAAAGAATGAACCTCATAGTCGTGAAAAGGCTGATTTGGGTATGTGGAGATTGATATTCTCTACATCCCTAATTGACCAGATCATCGATAGATGTTTATTTACGCCTTCTTTGAAAGCTGAGCAAAAGAACTGGAGCAGTATTCCTGCTAAAGTGGGCTTTTCTCATTTTAAAGGTGGTGCGAACGCTCTTTATAATATGTTTAATGATGGATCTGATAAATACTTGGATAGGGATATGAGTTCTTGGGATTGGACCGTAACGGGTCAAATTTTTGATTGGGATCGTGAAATCAGACTCAGGTTATGGAGTTCATATGATGAGAGAGTTGCTAGAATAATAACTAATAGATACGCTTATATGAGCAAGTCAAAATTGGTATTTAGC